CCAAGATGGAAGTCGAGATCGTACACCTGTCCACCCAGGTAGACAGAATGGCCAGACAAGTGGCTGAAATGCACGATCTACTACAGCAGGCCCGTGGAGCGAAGTACTTCATCATTGCCGCCGCCGCTGTAGGAGGCTTCCTCTCCTCTAAACTTGCCGTTTGGTCCGGTATAATTGGAGGACTACCAAAGTGAAAAAACTTATTTCAAACAGATGCCGAAGATACTTCTACGCGACACTCGCTGCCCTGTTCGGCCTTGTGATTGGACTGGGTGGACCTGGGTGGACCGAAGCTCGCTTCTTCCCGATGAAGGTAAACCATTATTTTGAACAGTACGAGACCCCTGATGGCTCCAAGGTCTGCATTCGTATGGACATTGAGATCATCAGGCGGGGACGAGTGTTATTCAAGTCGTGGACATTGCAGACGAGAGAGGCACACCCGTTACGCATACCGCTCCATACCGTCAAGGTCTCCAGGGCGCCTACTCTGAAGTATGGAGAGCGTGGCGTTGTGTCTCTATGCGCACCCAAACCTGAATACCTCAATAAGAACCCCAAGGTGAAATACATCATCTACGGGTACGTCTACTACGACGTATGGCACGGCCTGTGGCAGGTGCCTTGGCACATATGTGAGGAACACTATGACCGAAAAGATTAGAGCCTCAGAGGCCCTACTAGGGCAGCTACACGAGGCCATCGCAGCAGAACTCCTCCGCCGAGTAGTGGCGGGGGAAGCATCCACGGCAGACCTCAACGTCGGCCTGAAGATGCTCAAGGATAACCACATCGAATCCCTCATCACTGAGGGCAGCAACCTCCACAAGCTCTGGGAGAGCCTGCCTAAGTTCGATGATGACGAGCAGTCTGACGAGGAGTATCCCAATTGACAGAAGAGGACCCCCTAAAGAAAGACTTCAGGAAGTTCCTGTGGTTGATCTGGCAGCACCTCAATCTACCAAAGCCTACACCTCTTCAATACGACATCGCCCAGTTCCTAGCCTCCCCTCGCCCGAAGGTCTGCATCCAAGCCTTCCGTGGCGTGGGGAAGTCCTTCATCACCTCTGCCTACGTCCTCTGGGAGCTGTACAAAGACCCCCAGAAGAAGGTGCTGGTGGTGTCAGCCTCGAAGAACCGGGCAGACGCCTTTTCTACCTTTACCCAACGCCTCATAAACGAGGTGGAGGTCCTGAAGTTCCTCCAGCCTAAGGAGGATCAACGAAATTCCCGCATCGAGTTCGACGTAGGGCCAGCAACGGCTGACCAGTCGCCTTCAGTGAAGTCTGTCGGTATCACCGGGCAGATCACAGGCTCTCGTGCAGACATCATCGTCGCCGATGACGTTGAGGTACTCAACAACTCAGCGACCCCAGACATGCGAGAGAAGCTGATAGAGCGGACGAGGGAGTTCTCAGCGGTGCTGAAGCCCCTACCCGAGGCTCGTATCATCTACTTGGGTACGCCCCAGACCGAGGGCTCCATCTACCAGCAGCTACCTGAGACCTTCGAGACACGCATCTGGCCTGCCCTGATGCCTACGGACGAGGAAGCAGAGCGGTATGGAGAGGCTCTGGCCCCCTATGTGAGGAAGATGGGCGATAGGAAGCCCGGAGACACTACCGATCCCCAGCGGTTCTCCGACATCGATCTGGCCACTCGTAAGGCCGAGTACGGTAAGGCAGGCTTTGCCCTACAGTTCATGCTCAACACCCAGCTCTCAGACGTAGAACGGTATCCTCTAAAGATTAGAGACCTACTCGTCATGGACGTAGGGCCCTCAGAAGCGCCTATGAAGGTGAACTGGATGCCCGACCCCAAGAGGGAGCTGAAGGACCTACCCAATCTGGCTATGGCTGGCGACAGGTTCTACCCGCCTGCCGGGGCTAGCGAGACGTTCGCCGAGTTCACCGGGTCTGTCATGTCGATTGACCCCAGTGGACGAGGGAAGGACGAGACGGGTTACGCTGTTGTGAAGATGCTTAACGGTATCCAGTACGTCACCCGCTGTGGTGGTCTACAAGGGGGATACGATAAGGCCACACTCGAGGCCCTGGCTGTCATCGCCAAGAAGGAGAACGTCAACCAGATCATCATCGAAAGTAACTTCGGTTAACACCAATGGCCGAAATAAAAGTGCTCTAATTCGGGGAACATCCCTCTGGGACAATCCCGAGCGAAGCCTGCCACAACTTCACTGGCAGGAACGTGTAACGACTAATTGTAGCCCCAAGCGGGGCGAAACGGGTACACAGTAGATTTCCTTCCTCCGCCTCCTTGAAACACAGGTGGATTGAAGAAGTACCATATCGTTTACAAAACAACCAACATTGTCAACAATAAGATTTATATAGGGGTGCACTCAACTAACAAGCTGGAAGATGGATACATCGGAAGCGGTTGGATATTGAAAAGTGCTATCAAAAAATACGGTAAGGATAAGTTCCATCGGGACATCCTCTACTTGTTCCACACAAGGCAGGCTGCTTTGGAGATGGAGAAACAAATCGTTGACCAGCAATTTGTGGATCGACCGGATACATATAATGTCGCCCTGGGAGGCCTTGCATCAGCAGGGGCTGTCGGAGAAGCAAACCATATGTATGGGAAGATTGCACACAATGCCAAAGCACTCATAGCCACCCATAAGGACGGCAGAGTGGTCGAGGCATCCTCACTCCGTGAGCTTGAAGGACTCATAGGCATCGACCGAGCTAACATTCGTAACTTGGTCAAGAAAGGAATTAGAGGAAAGCGTGGTTGGAAGGTAAAACTACTGTAAGATATAGTCTGTTCTGTATGGCAACATGCAGCACCATGGGCAGGGCCTAGCGCACCCTGTTAAACACAAAGGATGGAATGTTTTTAGCCCTGTTCTCCCCGGTTCTACAAAAGGTACACCGGTGTTCAATCGAGGAAGTACGCCACTCCACACAGAAGGAGAGACGGATCATCGAGACCATTGAACCGGTGCTAGCCCAGCATAGGCTGGTGTTTACCCCAGGTCTGATCAATGAAGACTACAGGTCGGCACAGGCATACGAGGGGGATAACAGGTTTACCAAGTCCCTCATCTACCAGCTCACACGGATCACCCTCGACAGGGGCTCCCTGAAGCATGATGACCGACTGGATGCCCTCTCGATGGCTATGGGGTACTGGACCGAGGCTATGGCCCGGGATCAGGACAGAGGTATAGCACAGGAGAAGGAAGAGGCCCTCATGAAGGACCTCGAGGAGTTTATCGGGTGGACGATAGGGTCTAGCCCGAAGAGTAATAAATGGAACCCTATTCACGGAAGGAATTAAGAACACATGGCATGGACAATAGGTGACGCACGAATGTGGCACGGTATCGAGTCTGGACGGTCCACAGCGGGGCTTACAGGCTGGGAACGACACTGGCATACAGTCTGGCAGGAGTGGGCGGCAGAGCTGCTCAAGAAGGATATGATCCCTCCCCAGATGGTATTCATGGTGTCTGACGGGAAGGGCCTTTATGGCTTCGACACTTCCCTACAGACCAGCCACGACTTCGAGGACCTGAATAAGAACGAGAGCCATCCAGGGGATATTACTGCCCCAGGGTACAACCCGTTCAACAGGCCTGTATAATGGATAGGCCCTAGAAGGCCCTAGGAAGCCCACTGAGGGCCATTAGGCTTTCTGGGGTCCTACCCTAGCTGACGAGGGGTTTACGGGGCTCTACGGGGCTCTACGGGGCTCTACGGGGCTCTGTGAGCCTCTGCGGGGCATGGGTTGGCGAGGGGTGGACGAGGGGTAAGAATTTTGTAGAAAAATCTGAAGGCCCTATGATTAGCGCACAATCGCCGCTTCCCCCCATATGGCCTGGCCCGAGCTGAACCTCGAGCGCAACCACATATGAGCCTCGAGCCTGGCTATATGTGCCAGTCCTGGCGTCACATGCCTGGTCTAACCCATTGGTAATGAATGAATTCGAGCGGATTAAGTATCCGATTGTAGGCGATTGGTAGGCGATTGGCGGGCGATTGGCGGGCGATTGGTTTAGCTAATTGCTGAGCTTTGCCGCGTCCGTTTGTGAGGGGGTATTTTTTTTTAACTTGGCCATGAAATAATACTTGCAATTGGGGAAGGGTTGCACTATATTCTACTCATGGACAACGGGAACACTTCCCCAATCGGAGATAGAATAATGTCTGCAATCATTTATAACCTCTCCTCACCTATATTGACCGCCCTTCGCGAGCGTATCGCCAACGGTGATACTATCTCTTTCGGCAAAACAACGATGACACTCGAGGAATTTTTTAGCCAGCGTCCGAAAGAAATGCTCTCGCTTGATGGTTCAGAGAAAGTAATCAAGGGCAATGCAAAGGGCTATCGCACGGCAATCTTATATCTAACCTCCAGCAATGGTAGCGGCGTTGAATTATGCCCTCTCGCTGCAATCGCTAAATGCCGCAATGCTTGCCTGACTACCGCTGGCAATGGTCGCTATGATAGCACGCAACTTGCACGCCTTCGCAAGACACTCTTCTTCAACCAGTACCGCGAGGAAGCCTTGGCCCTAATCGCTAAGGAAGTTGACAAGTACTATAAAGCCTCGATTAAGGGTGGCTGGACGCTACTTGTTCGCCTTAACGGTACTTCCGATATCCGGTGGGAGAACGAAGGCGACCTGATACAGTCCCGGCCTCATGTTCAATTCTACGATTACACCAAACTACACAACCGCCGGTCAGTACCTGCTAACTATGATCTGACATACTCTTACTCA